CAAAGATTGAAGTGGTGAATATACTACTAAGAATGAGCATACTTCCCATGACAGTCATGGTATACATAGTGTATCTCGTACGATAGTACTCAGAGATAGCATTTCTGTTTTGAATATTCCTCTCCACCATTTGCTCTTTAGCAGAGCACACATGGCGGTATTCATACCATACAAATAACCCCAATACAACAAGTATACCTCCGGGAAGGCAACCTGCTATAATGCAAAGGATCAAAAACGTATAACGATAAGGATACAATATGGAGAAACGATGCTTGGCATAAGCTAACATGTTACAATAAAACATAAATAGAGAAATTCTAGCAGCAAAAGTGCTGGTAAGGTCCACTATAGAATTATCCATACTGAGAAAACATTCAGTCGGAGATGGGCAACTTCGTTCGAAGAAGAGTGTACGAAGTCGCGATGTCGCGAGCTTCCTGGCTTCAGCATGCAGGCCACAAACACACATATCATTAGGCAAAGAACAATGATTACAATCACCGTCCGTTGATTTAGATCTAGCGTGTCGAGCTACATTCTTAGACCACTCTCCATCAAGTAATACTTGAAGTTTTAGGATAGCATCTCGCCAAGAATTATTCCCTGGATGACGATCATAGGGGATTTCTTGGTAACAGATAGATTCTCGACCTTCAGGAGTAGTGATGATCGAAATGGGCTTCTTGATGTTAACTTCATAGACATTAGTGTTGAAAATTTCGTCACATACATCTGGATGGTTTAAATCAAGTCTGTCGGTACCAGCAAGTCTGTATTCGTCAGCAATGTTCAACTCGAGAACAAAGCCAAGACGTCGCAATAGACTATCTTTACTGGCGGTCTTGAAACAACCCATACCCAAATCTTCATCATTTGTAGTGAAAATAGTTCCAATGTTAGAATACTTGTGAAGTCCCTTCTCGTCGGCACTAGCTTTCGGAATTAATTCCTTAGAAGTGTTAACGATATCAAGGATATCTTTAGTACGCATTTTACTTGAATGATCATTGGCATAATCATCAAATATAATGACATCAGTACTATTGGTGATGTTCTCTTCAAATTTGGGATCACCACCTCGATTGTTGATCAAAGTTTCATCTGGAACACGGTTAGCCAATTTTTGCATCATAAGTCCTATTTTACTGGACGATGCAGATTTACCTCCACCAGCAGAGCCCAACAAAGTTACAGCCATTGGCTGAGGTTTTGTATTATTAGGGTTCAATTTGGTTTCGATGAATCGGATGTGGCCATCCAAAACTGTCAGGTATCGTGCTAACGAAGATTTGATCGAGGGTGTAGGGTTTTTGTTCAGTTCTTGCTCTCCCTGTCCACGGAGTTTGTTGAGACGATCGCGAAGTAATTCCAATGTAAGGTTATTAGCCTCGAGATACAAAGGATCTTCGATGAAAGAATTGATGATGTCGGTCATCTCAACGTATTTGGATTCAAAAACTTGTTCTGTCGGTAATTCCCATTTGATTTCAGAAAATCTCATCTTGATGATATTCTCTGCGTTAATGAAAATCCAGTCATAAACACGAGCAAGGAAAACAGAAATGCTTTCGGCGTGTTGTCTGACTTCAGAACCAATTTTGAAAATGCCATTACAAAGTGCTGTAATTAAGGAATACACATCATCTTCCGCATAAGCCTTCGTTACAAAGGTTTTAATACAGATAACAGACGTGAAAATTCCGGAACAAGCATGAACAATCCCAAATAGTGTTCTGGGATTAGAGGTGCTGGCATTTGACCAA